TATTCTAATCAGTATCTTTACCCAGGAGGCAGGCAAGACCCTGAAATTCTGGCACTGGAGAAGGCAAGCTCAGATGATTTCTTTATGGAGAGAATCGAAGGAATCCCATCACCACCACAGGGAATGGTGTTTACGGAAATCAGGGCGGATATCCATATTCAGGATGTGAAGTATGAGCCTGATGTTCCTGTTCATATTTGGATAGACCCAGGATACGCAGAAGCATACGCTTGCGAAATAGTTCAAGTTGTTAATGACCAGATAAGAGTTATAGATGAAATCTATGAACGTGACCTGGTGACAGATGAAATGATAGATATTGCCCAGTCCCGCCCTTGGTGGAGGGACGCAAAGTTTGGAGTGATTGATATAGCAGGGTATCAGCATCAGGCAATGGCTGCGCCAGCAGAAAGATGGCTGGAGCGAACTGGAATCTATTTTGATTCACAGAAGATAAGAATTAACGACGGAACGGAAAGATTGAAGTCTTTTCTAAAGACCGATCCCGTCGATCAGAAAGAGCCTCGTATTGTTTTTAACCCTCAATGTAAAGGAATCCTTTCTGAGTTCGGGATACAGCCAAATCCATTTGACGGACAAACCCGTGCGTACAGGTGGAAAATGGATAGGGATGGAAATATAGTTGGCGAATCGCCTCAAGATCAGTATAATCATGGCGTTAAAGCCATAATTTATGGTCTTATAAATCGCTATGGTTACGGTTATGTTACTGGTAGTAATACAATTAAAGTAAGGCGTTGGTAAATGGCAAATTATAAACCGGAAGAAATTACTGCTCTTGTCGATAATCACTATGATTTAACGGAACCACTACGTACCCGTATGGACGACGACCACAAACTCTACCGCTTAGAAGAGTTCGATGCGGGAGAAGGGTTTCAGTCTTATACATCTAATGAACCACAAGTCTATGCAGATAAACTTATTTCATGGCTTACCTCTGCGGAGATGGTGGTTAGGGTTCCTTACAATAACTCTGAACGAGAAGAACGAGAAAATAACGATGCGAAAGAAAGATTCCTTATTGGAGTCCTAAAAGCTGCTGATGACAGGCTGACTGAGAGGTTCCAGCCAGGAGTTAGGCAGCAGCTTGCATGGTATGCCTGTTTACGTGGATGGTACGCAGGTCGTGCATTATTAGTTAAAGACGATGAAGGCGAGACTTACGTTGATATCCAGCCCTGGGATGTAATGCATACTTACTGGGGAGAAGGTAAACACGGGCTTGCATGGGCTTGCTATAAGACTAAGAAGACTCCATCTGAAATTAAGGCTATATGGGGAGTCGATGTTGGTGGCGAGAATGCTGACCTTGATGATGACGACGCTATTGACGTTTATGACTTTTATGATAAAGAAGATAATATAGTCTGTACCGATGACCAGGTTCTTAAGAAGAGAACTAAGCATGGATCAGAAAAAGTTCCTGTGTTTTTAGGGCCAGTCGGTTCAACTCCCTTGGTTCAAGCGATTACCGATACAGGTAATCTCGATACTATGGAAGACTACGGCGAATCCTGCTTTAAAGCCTCAAGGGATTTGTACGATAAACATAATTTTATGATGTCAGTGATGCTTGAACTTACCGCTCGCTCCCGTAAACAAGGGCTTAAGGTAAAGTCAAGGGACGGAACCAAGACATTAGAGGAAGACCCATACAAGGAAGGTTCCGAGATTGCACTCGGTCAGGGTGAAGACGTTGAACCTCTTGGATTGCTTGAAATGTCTAAGGAAGCAGGCATGTTTATGAGTCTCGTTGCAGGCGAAATGCAGCGTGGAGGCTTGCCTCACTCAATCTACGGGCAATTAGAGTTTCAATTATCTGGTTTCGCTATTAATACTCTTAGGCAGGGAGTCGAGAGTATGCTTGTTCCCAGGCTTAAAGCACTTGAACGGGCATATCGAAGTATGTTCCATCTTATTTGCGACCAGTATATTACAGGTGCATTTAAATCCATGGAATTATCAGGGCAAGATCAGAATAGAATGTATTTCAGAGAAGAAATTACTCCAGATATGATTAAAGACTCTGGTGATGTGGAAGTTACACTCATCGGTCAACTGCCACAAGACGAAATGACTAAGATGAGTATGGCTCAGATAGCAAGAGAAGGCGAGACTCCATTGCTTTCTGATACATTTATTAGAGATAATATCTTGGGACTGCAATCTGCTGACGCAATGGAAGACTCCATTAAGATGCAAGTTGCAGAAACCACGCTTCCTGAAGCGCAGCTTTGGACTTTACTTCAAACTGCACTTAGACAGGGCAGGGAGGATTTGGTTGAGTTTTACCAAGGAGAATTGATGCGGTTGCTTACGACTAAAATAGCAGAGCAGGCACAAATGCAGGCACAAATGCAGGCAGCGCAAGCTCCTCCGCAACCACAGGCTCCTCCTCCAGGGCCGCCACCTGGGATGATGCCTCCAGGTATGATGCCTCCTGGGATGATGGGGCCTGGGATGAATGGCGCAGGCCCAGGATTGCCTCCACAGGTAATGCCTAACGCTGGATTAGGGGTTCCTCCTCCAGCACCAGTCGCTCCGCCAGGCCCTTCAGTTCCTCCAGGAACTCCAAGGCCAGGCGCACAAGGAATAGAATCCAGGTTAGCCAATCTGGGTATGATTAGACCAGCAGGAGGTTAGATATGGCACATATACCAGGACATCCGCCGCAAATACAATTTACGGATGAACAATTACGACAATTCGCTGCCGCGCAAGCTCAAGCGGAAGCAGATGAGATAGAAAGGCAGCGTAATCTAGGGTTTTATATAGATAAAGACGGGCGGCGAATTCGTGGGGTTGACCCTAAGCTATTAGCAGGAAGAGAAACTCCTCCTTTGTTTACAAATGATATTATGCTAGGAACTCAGCAGCTTCCAGATGTTCCTCCAAGGAACCTTGCTCCTCCTGGTTCTGGGACATATAATCCGATGGTGGATTTTAGTGTGATGTTAGGCGAAGAGGAATCCTTCCCTATGGTTACTACTCCTCAATCAGCCGGACAGGATGTGCCAGGAATGGCTCCTTCTCCTACTGCTCCTCCTTCTGTAGAGGATATTCCGAAACAATTTTTGGCGGCAGGGGCATACGACCCTCTAGGTGGTGGGGAAGAATTATTCGAGTTCGATGGGGATTTAAGTCCAGGGTTGACTACTTCCGCTGCATCTCAGATAGCTGAATCGAGAGGGCCTACTCAAAAAGATGCGGACAAATTTATAGGTTTTACAGGAGGCCCAGGAGAAGATGATCCTTCTTACCGTGGACAACTTTCTGCGGAAGATCAGAACCGCCTAGCATTTCAGAGGGCAGCGCAGCAAAGAATTGCTGATGATGAATTTGATTACGAGGAGAACATTGGAGGACGTCCCATTGGCTCGGCTCCTCTACTTCGTGGAGATTACCAGAGGGCAGAGGCAACTCCGTGGGTTGATACTATGGGAGCTGAAGAGGCAGCTGTTTTGGAGGGAATGATGGGAGTGCCTGGGGCTGCTCCACAAATCCCTGGAGGAACATATTCTCCTCCGAAGGTTATTTTGCAGCCAGCTCCTAACGGTAACGGTAAAGAGGACGATCTGAAGGAAACTAAGGACGAGAATGGGAAGAAAACCACTGATGGGAAGAAAACCAGTGGTGGAGAGACGGCTCAACCTGTCACTAGCGCACAGACGTTCCAGCAATTCTTGGACAGAAAGTTTAACGACGCAGTAGGTCGTTATGATCGCAATGGGAACCTAAGAACTGACCCTAGAACCTTTGGGTTTAATCCTCACATGCCTACTATTTTGGCTGAGTGGGTAGCTCTTGATCCTGAGAATAATCAGATTACTGATGCTATGAAAACAATATATAATAAACAAAGATTGCAATTTATGAGAGACACAGGAATGGTTGTCGATCAAGACCAGACAGGTGGTAGTGAGGGAGGGGCGCAATCAGCGGCTAGTCAGACGGTTGGAGGGTTCCCTGGGATTCCTGGGGACATCACGGCTCAGGCAGCTAATGCGCAGCCAGTTGGAGGGATGCAATTCCCTGGCAGTACCGCAATCGGAGGGATGAACCTTCCTGGCTCAGGCGTAGGAGCTAGTGGAATTGACTTGTGGGGAAGATCAATTTCTCCATTTGAGGCTTATCAGCAGTATAGACTTGGACAGATTCCAGGTGCTACTCCTGGTGGTTTGTTATCAATTGACCCTACTGGAAAAATTGCAGGGACTGGATACCAGCCTGCTTTCGGAAGATATTTGCTAGGTTCTACTTTATTGCCTGCTGAACAATTAGAAGCCCAAACTCAGGGCGAGGCATTTAGAAACTATCTTGAGGGAGGAAGAAGGTCATTACAGGATATAAGAGGTCTTTACTCTGGATTAGGTGGTTATTTAAATACCCTTGCGGGAGGACAGATTCCTACAGGTAGTGGCTATGGGCTTATATATGACCCTGCAAGCGAGGGTTTTAAATCAGATATTATTAATTCCAGCCTTGCTGCTGTAGGCGTTCCTCCTGGTATGGGAGCCAGAATGCAAAGCAGTATGTCTCGAATGTATGATCTTATGCAGACTCTTTACGGGCCACAAGGTGCAAGTAACTTTGTGAACTGGGTTGGCGAAAGTTTCGGAGCGCAACCAGGTGCGATGGCAGGGTTTGGTGCAAGGCAATTTGCTCCTAGTTCTCAAGTCACTTCGCCTGCTTCAATTGCTCCGCCTCCTGCAAATATGCAAGAAATGCTTGCTCCTGCTAACATTCCTGCTGAGGAACAAGAAGTACTAAATCAAATGATTGGTGTTCCAGGTGCTTCTTTGAATCAGCCACAAATTTCTCAAGATGCTATTGATGCCGCAAGGAAGGCAGCTACGGCAGCAGCGGCTCAAGCAGCACCTGTTTCAGACATTCGCTCAATTGATCCTGACAAATGGGCTTTGGCGAATGAAGCAAGAACTCCTATGGAGTTATGGATGGAAGGCAGGACGGGAGCCGCTCTAACAGGCGCACGAAATATTGGAACAGGAGGACTGCCTCCAGGGGCTACTCAGGCAGGTGCTTTCTCTTACTTAACTCCTGAAGACCAATTCCAGTTTACAGGAAATACTGGTTTGCCGACTTTGCCTCCATCTGCAGCATTTGAAGAGGCCATGCAGAAGGAT